GCGTGTGCTCTTCCGATCTAGAGAAAAGAGAGTGCTTCTCATCAAAAAAATAAATGTTAGAGCTTCTAAGCATATAAGATAAAGGTTTTTTACTTCCTTTTAAGTTATACACTCTATCTTTTATTTCCCACTTAGGTTTTGTTTCAGACTTAGCAACAGGTTTTTTAATTTCAACTTGTTGCATTTCATTTGTAGCTTTAATTTCAGGTTGTTCTACATCAACCTTTTTAGTTGTTTTCTTTGCCATAATAATATAAAATAAAAATTAAAAAAAAAAGATCGGGAGCCTAAGCCCCCGACCTAGTAATATGATTACTTCATCAACATGAAGTTGTTTGCACCTTGAGTGATCAAACATCTTTCAGTTAAGAAGTGTAGTTGCATTGCATCTAAAGCAGATGTAGCAGCTCCAACTGAACCAGTAGTCCAAGTCTTCATTCTACGATCATCAGTTTGAGAAGCTCTATAACGAACGTGTAAAAACGGACGTTTAATTGAAGCTCCAACAGTTTGATCATAAACAGAAGAAGTACCAGCTGGCATTAAAATACCACGGATAGCAGAAGCTCCTGCAGCATCGTTAATACCACCACGAGTAGCTTTGTCGTTTAAGTATCTCATATCTGATTTGTAGAAATCATAAGAACCTCTACGGAATCCAGAGAAACCTAAGTTTAAAGCCATATCTTCAGAGTTGTTGAATACACCGTAAGATGTACCACCAGCACCGTAAGAATTCATAGAAGCTAGCATATCATCGATAGCTAAAGATGTAGATCTGTCTACAAACATCATGTATTCTTCAATAGCGCCTTGCTTATCAAACTCAGCTAAGATAGCGTCAAATTCAGCTAAATCAGTAGCAGCATTAACACCAGTAATACCAGTAGTAACATTACCTCTGTCTTCAATAGCGTCAAATAAACCTTGAGTACCAACGTTATCACCGTCAGCTCTTAAGTGAAGATCAGCGTCGTTAGACCCAGAACCTTTAACAGACTCTAGCATAGACATTTCAACGTAGTCGTTAAAACGAGCACGAGTATCAGACTCAGCTTTTAAGTACCATAAGTAACCACCTTGTCCACTTTCAGTAGAAATCTCCACCCAACCGATACGAGATGCATCTGATCCAGATACTTCGTAGTAGTCCTTCATAATGATAGGCTTGTTAGTGAAAGTCTTGAAATGTGGCTCGTTAGCTGTGTGAGAGTTATTGTTTCTAGTAAGCGTAGAACCGTCGCTATCAGCGTAGTACCCAGTAGCTTTACCATACTCAGAACCATAAACTAATATAGTTGAAGATGTATCGCCAGCAGATCCTAAAGCAGCTATAGAAGTACTACCATCGTAAACTTTAATCGTAGCAGCAGCGCCGTTAACGTAAACAACTATACCTTTAAATACTCCGTTAGCGTTAGCTACGATAACAGTGTCATTAACTCTAATACCGTGGTTAGCAGCTGTAAAGCCTTGCGTGGCTTTGTTACCGTCAATATCACTAACAACAGTAAAAATACCTGTTCCAGAAATATAACCTTTGTAAGAAAGGTGTAGTCTTGATTGTTCAGACCATACAACTTGATCAGCCGTCATAGCCTCTTCAGCACCAACTTGAGCAAGGAAACCAGAAATTGTACGTGGTCCGAAAACCTCAGCTTCTTTTTCCATCAAGTCTGGCACGTATTGTTGACCCCAACCAGCATTTGATGCTGATGATAGGTCTAAGTAATTTGTAGCTAGTGTTTGCTTCTGAATCGAAGGCACACTATTCAAATTACCACCGGGATTTGTAATCGCCATAATAAATAGTTTTTAAATGTTAATTATTTCTTTTTAATTTTAAATTTAAAATCAGAAACGCTATCACCTAATACTTTTACTTTAACTCCACCGGTTTGAAATTCGCCCTGAGATTTTCTAGGGTCCATACTCACGTTTTTACTTTTAGCGACACTGTCCTTGACAGCATCTGATCGGCCTTGTTCGTAAAAGTGCTTAGCTATAGCATCAGCGTTCATAGCTGTGAATAAAGATTTATGATAACCTTTAGCATCTGACATTTCATTACTTTCATTCAAAAACTTTTTGACGAAGTTGTTAATGTCGCTTTGTGTTGCTTTAACCTTTTCAGCATCTTTAACGTTAAATCTCTATTTTTTATCTCCGACGCTATATTCAAAACCTTTGAACTTGTCGTTAAAAACTTGGTTAGTTTTTTGTAAAAATACAGATTTAGCTTTTTTGTTAATTTTATCAGCTTCCTCTGACTCCTTGTTATATCGATTAAAGAAATCCATTGCTTTTTGCTGTTCTGCAGTTAGCTTTGAACCTGCTTTAATCTCATCGTAATACTTAGACTTTTGCCCGTCTAAATAGGCTTTAGCCTCAGCAACTTGCTCTTTTAAGGCTAATTTCTTTCTTTTGACCTCTCTTTCATCATCAACCTCTTCGTCAAAGTTGAATTTATCTTCCATCATGAAGTCTATTTCTTCCGCAGATAAATGCGGTTTTGTTCTTTTGTAGTACTCGTGAAGAGCGGAAAGATTGTCTAAGCTAGAATAATCTTTGTTTAGCTCAACGTAGTCTTCTATGTTACCACCAGTCTCATTCATGAAATCAACCAACTTTTGAATGTTTTCTGGTAGTGGCTCTCCAGTAGCTTCAGCTTCTTCTATAGCTTCAGCCGCTTCTTCAGCTAAAGCCTCTACTTCTTCTTCAACCTGCTCTTCAGTTATTTCTTCTAAAGCTGGCTGCTCTTGTGCTTCTGCTTCCGGTTGTACTTCTTCTTGTTCTTTATCGGTAGCGGCACTTTCATTGCCATCATCCACTCCTCTCTCGTCAACTGTGTCATCTTCAGTTTGCTGTCCTTGCTCGTCTTCATTGTCTTCTACTTTATCTACCGCGTCAACATCAACCTTAGTTACCGAGTCATCTTCTTGTGTTTTACCACTAGACATATCAACCTTGATGACGTTGTCATCTTTTTCTTCGTTTTGTTCCATAATATAAAATATAAAAAATTAGTATTTATTTAGGTTCAAACGCTCCTAAATTAAATCCACCAAGTATATCATTACCTGCAGACTCAAACTTTTTAGGCGCTCCACCTGTCTTTCTTTGGTCTATAAGCTCGCTTTGCTGCGAAGCTTGTATCTTAGTTCTTTCGTCTTTTCTGTCTTCTTTTTCTTTCTCTCTACCTTTCATGCCGTCAACTTCAACCTGCTTGAGCTGCATGTTCATTTGAAACTCTAGCTGCATAAGCTGTTTTTTTACTTCAGCTTCCTGCATCAGTTTACTAACTTCAAGTTGAGATTTAGCTTGCTCTAATTGAACTTTTGACTGCGTTATCATCTGCTCTTTTTGAATTTCTATTTGTGCTGCGTTTTGAGCCGCTTGAGTATTAGACTGTGTTTGTAGCTGTATGTTTCTTTCTTGTAGAGCTTGATCTTTAGCTTGCTTTTTTTTCCTTCTTATTTTTAACAGCTGATTAGCTAAAGTAATATTTCTTATTTCTCTAAGATCTATAGCATCTTCTAAATCAATATTCTGTTGCTGCAAGGCCTGTTGTATATTGTTTTCTAACATTTGCCTTTCTTCATCGTCCGGCGCTAGCTCTATAAATATACCAAAATCGTATAAATGTAAATTACTCACTTCTTCTAAAGTAGCTACGTTGTGAGCGCCTATAGCCTGTATGAACGCGTCTTTGGTAGGCGAGTACTCTATAATATCAGATATTCTTAATGAAAGAGATTCACATACATCTGCAGTTATAAATAAACCTGCTTGAAGTATGTGCCTTGTAGCTGTATTAGAGTTAGCCGCAGCTATTTTTTGAACACCAACTAAAGCATCTTTTGAGGGTGTGCTACCGTCTCTAGCTTCGTTTAATCCGGTAGTGTCTCTTATCATTTGTAGATAATAGTTATATGTTCCGATTAAGCTCTGCATCTTAGCTCCACCATTTCCGCTAGATATTTCTTGTATTGGAACTTTACCAGGATTCATATCTCCTTCAGAAGTCATTGATCTACCAATAACAGAACCTGTTTGGAAGAACATGTTTAAAGCTTCTTGAGGATTATAATTTGTGCCGTTGCCTAAATCTATTTCAGCTAAACCATCAGCGTCAAGATAAATACCATCAGGTATCATACGTGACATTACTTGTTGTAGCTTTAAGTGAGTTAGCTGTATCATATCAGCAAAACCTGTGATTCGACCTACTAAAGACTCTATTCTACCTTCGTAAATTCTAGGAGCAACAATACTATAGTTCATTTTAACTTTAGTATAATCGCTCTTAGGTCTAATCATATTCTTACACATCTGCCAGTTTAGCAGCTTGTCAGAACCTATTATTTTAGCTCCTTCATAAAGTACTTCTATTTGCTTTTGTACTTTAGAAAAATTAGCCTCCATGTCAGAAGGAGGATTAAACGAATCGTCTTTTTTTATAGCTTTTTCAGCTCCAGTGGCAGTCTCTTTAACCTTGTAAACTTCGTTCATATAAGTTTTATAGTTAAAGTACAAAACTGAAACCTGGTTATTATCAAGATTATCTTCTATGTGGCTACCGTTGTTAACGTAGCCTTTTTGAAAACTAGACGACGACTTAGCTATTTCTTCTAAATCTTCTTGAGTTAGATGAGGAAACTGTTTAGCTAGCTCGTTTATAGGTACGGTTTTCACTTCACCAACATAATATATATCATCAAAGTAAGGTGAGTCAGTGTAAGAGTACACTAAGTTTGCTGGATCAACATAATTAACAGTAACGCCTTCAGAGTTAGTGAAGTCTGTTTTTACCGCAGCTATGCCTAATACAGTTAAATCGTAGTAAAATCTTTTCTTTATTAAGTCATACTTGTTACCATCAAGCAAAACGTTCAGTGCTTGTTCTTCAGCTAGCTCTACAGCTTGCTTGTACGTTAGCTGCATGTGCAGCGCAAGCTCTTCTTCCGACTCTGGCAATTTGTCTTTATCTGTCTTATATAAGTCTATACCTATATTTTGCATAATTGAGTCATTGAACTGCTTTGCGTCCATATCGTCTAATATGTCTTGCATATATTCAGTTCTTTGCTCAACACCAAATGGATCTTGAGAATACGCTTTTATATCGTAAACTCGTTCAGACATACCGTTGACAACAATATCAACAAATTTAGGTATAATAGGAACTGGCTTCCAGTCTAGGTTTAAGTAACTTAAGTCACCGTTTATAGATAGCTCATCTTTATATTTCTGTATAGACTGCTCTCCTCTAGCATACAGCCTTAACTTATGAAAATTATTTCTATTATTTAAATATCTATTAGCGCCTACTCTTTTGTTAAACCACTCTGACTCTATAGCTTTAGCAACCTCTAAGCCATAGTCGTAGCTCACTTTTTCTATGTCACTAACAACTTGACTTGGAAAATAACTCTTTAAATTTGATTCAGCCATATTATTGTTTTATTATTTTAGACGCATAACCGTCATTTTCGTATCTAGCCATATTTATATTAACAGTCCTAATATTCCTTGATGCTACAGGCTTGTATAAGTGTCTGTTGCAAGCCATAATAGCTAAACCGCTACTTATAGAAGCATCATGCTTTGTTCTTTTGTTTATATCAAACTTAGCCCAATCATTCAACGTTTCGTTAAAATACATCGTGCCGTAAGCCCCATCTTGCAAATGACCAACATGATCATTTATGTACATTTCAATAGCAGCGGCATGAGCTTGCTTTATATCTTCACTAGAGTTAGGTATACCACCTATTTCTTTTTCTGTAACAGACAGTTTATTCCACACTCTATCTGGTCTATTCATGCTAAAACCTCTATATCCTCTTCTTTTGAAGTGGTATAAAAGTCTCGGCTTGTTGTTCTCCGCTAGTATAGGCATGCCGTAAAATACACATGCCATAAGTATATCTTCGAAGAATATTTCTGCGGTTTGTGGTCTAGCTACATACTCTAGGAAAAAAGTGTTAGCTGGAGCTGACTCCATAGAGAACTTAGTTAGTCCATGAAGAGATCCGTTGGATCCTCTACCATCAACAGTACCGCTAATATCATAGCTATCGCAGCCAAAAGCTCCCATGTGATCATTGCCAGGGTATTTTATTCCATTTTTAAGTATTACTCGGTTTTGTAAATTTCTATCTGGAACCCAGCTTACTTTAAACCTACCGTTAACGTCAGGCATAAATATTACTTGAGTATCTTTTACACCGTTAGCCCACTGAAAGCTACCTTTAGTAACCACTGAAGAGTTTCTATTACCTTCGTTGTAGTCTATTTGCTCGTATATTTTTACAAGATTAAACAAGCTGTTTTTAGTTTCATCTCTAAAAGCATGCTCTGTTGTTCTAGGAAACTGACGATAAAATTCGTTTAAAGCATCTTGATCGTCTTTTAGCCCATCAACCTCATTGTCCCAATGATCAATTACACCTATATCTATTAATTCACCGTCGGGTCCGTATACATCATTACTTGGCGTATTAAATACAGGCTGTCCGTATCTGTCAATAAATCCTTCAAAGTTCCATTCCATTGGGATAAACAAAGAATATAGACCAGACTTTGTCTGTCCGTTACGGTTCCGTTTTGCAACATCTGAATCATTATAAAGCTTTTTAAAATTTTCACCACCCTTGTCTAAAGCGTTTGACGTACTTCCCATCATACACTTACCTATAATTCTACTACCAAGACGTAGACAAGTTTTTGTTACTCGCCAGTTGTTTAGTATATTGTCTGGCTTTTCCCACTTACCACTTTCATCGTGTACTAGTAGATTAAGTTTTTCACCATCATAGCTGTTGTCACCTGTATTTTTCCAATCAATAGTAGTGTCAAGTCCAGCCAGCTCTTCCTGCTTTTCGTTTGCCGTAATTTTTCTACGCGTAAACTTACTTGCAGGAACACGATAAGCAAGTTCACTTTTAGGCCTGTCCATACCGTCTTGTATCGGTTTAAAAAAGAAAGGGTAGTTGATAGATATTGGTACAACTTTGTCGGTAAACATTTTTTTAGCATCTGCTCCTGATTTTGATAATATTCCATACCTAGCGTCTGATGATATTGTAGCTAGATTTACTGTTTCAGCCGAACTCATAAACGAAAAACCACTACGTCTGTTCTTAAGGTAGCACATACCATAGCATCTACTGTCAGCTTTACAAGCCTCCCAAAATATAAAGAATAATCTATTAGCTTCTCTAAAGTCTGGCGCACCCACATCTATTTTACTCCACTGGAGGTACATGTAGTGAGCTCCTGTAATATAAGTTGGAACACTAGCATTTTGAAACCAGAAACCTTCGTCTCTTCTTTTAAATTCATCATCTATATAATCGTACCATTGCTCTTTCTGCTCTTCTGGATACGCTCTCCAGTCGAATATATTCTTTAGCTTGCTCAGAACTTTGGGCTGGTCGATACGTCGCCACTTATCTTCGCTGTTGCTATACACACTGCTAGGTGCAGCTGGTAAGGCTATTTTTAAGCCTTGTATTTCATATATCTCACCTATACGGCCAGTCTTTGATATTACTATAATATCGTTTTCTTTGTTGTAGCCGTACTTCCACTTTTTAGATTTATTCAATCTTTTAATCGTGTTGATCTTTACAGGCTCAACTATTTTGTATAGACTTTGCTTGTAGCTCATTTAGATCTTCCTTCTGCAAATCCTTTAAATACTCGTTCTTCTTTCTTTTCAGGCTCTTTACCGTCTAGTAAGTTTTCTTCTTCTTGTATTCTATTTAATATTTCAAAAGCATCGAATATAGCTAGCTTTTTTGTAGCCGCAGCATTTTTTAATCTATCTGCAGATACATCATCTTCGCTATGAGTGATAATCTGTTCTTGAGCTACTTTGATTAGCTCTTCAACAGCTTTATGCCCAGCTTGGATTATACTCTTCTTCGTCTCCTTGATATTCATATTTAATAGTAATAAATTTTGACATAACTCTATATAACCTTTGACCGTCGATAACAAACTCGTACTCACTATTAGGCCTAAAGCCAACTAAGTCACCAACTTGAAAGCTACCGTCAGTATACTTAACAATACCAACTAAAGGTTGTTCTTTTTCTATGCTAAACTTATCTCTGTTTTTAATAGGTTTTACAAAACAATACCCTTTTAAAGCTCTCCATTTTCGCGCTAATTGGTAAGCAAATATCTGATCGTGCTTGACAAAGTATCTGTTTTCTTTAAAATAGCTTCTACTATTCTTTTCTATACCTTTAACGTTGTACCATCTTCTAAAAACGTTGTGATGCACTATTACAATATCGCCAGCCTTTAGTTCTGTTTTTATATTCTTAGGTGTAGATATTATTACAGCTTTTCTATTAACAAACTCGTGGTTATGTATTTCTGAGTTTAATATTAAGCTTTTGTCGCCAATGGTTTTTTCGTTGTTATACCTTTGGCCAAGCGGTTGTATAACGTAATCGTATAATGCTTGCATTAATATTCTAAGTTATACTCAACAGATACAGCCATATTCTTATTAAAGTCTTTCCAAGGCAAAACGTTTTTACCTTTTCTAATATAAATAGAATACTTGTCTTTTTCTTCAAATATATCACAGATAGTATGCCCTCCATAGACCTCTTGGCCTACGGAGTAATGCATAGCATCTATTTTATAATCTTTACCTATTGTAATTTTACGAATCAGCTTGCTCATCTTCTGGGTAGTTTATTGCTCCAGTGTTGATGTCAATGTCCATCTTGCCGTACTCTTCTTCAAGATTCTTGTTTATTTCGCTCATCTTTTCGTTTACGGTATTTAGCTCGTGAAGTAGCATATGCTTTCTAGCTGCAATGTTACCTATTTCTAGTTTGATTTGATTAGAGACAGATATAACTTGCTGCACTTCTTTTAGCTGTTCGTCTGTAATTTTTTCTGCCTTAGGTTTAAGGTCAATTACTTCTTCTTTTTTTGCCATAATTTAATTTAATTTAATTGTTAATATATGTTCAATTTGCCGTTTAAATAATTTCTAACGTCTGTAGCTTCGGCAGAGCTAAGCGCTTTATTATAAACTAATACTTCGTATATTTTACCATCAAAACTACTAGTACCTTCTGCTGTTACTGCACCTACAAAGCCATAATCAAAAGGATTAGAGTCAGTATCAAGGCTGCTAGTGCTTTCTAAAGTTCCGTTAATTCTTAAAAATACGTTGCTAGAAGATCCATCACCACCTTCATACTCTAATAGTTGCCTAGTACCATCAGTTGCTATAGCTGTAGTTGCGTTCAAAGTTACTGTTTGCCCGTTAGCCCTAATCCTATGCTGAGTGCTACTACCTCCCTGACCTATTCTCAAGAAGTCAGTGTTTGCGTTAGCTAGCAAGTTGTTTGTGGCGTGTTCATCGGCAGCTATAGCGAAAAATATGTGAAACTGATTTATCGTTTGCGCTGCTGATAACTGTAAAGCGTCAGCATCACTGTCGCCTTCCCATTCACCCCCACCATCTACTAGGTAAGGTTTTCTACCAACGCTTGCTGTAGCATTAAGCCCATTACCAGAAGAATCAGCCCAAGCGTCAATAACCGCTGGATCACCTGAAGATGTTATACCAACTCCGTTTTGTAGCCAAAATTGAAGTCCAGATATATCTGTAGGTGCAAAAGATATAGAGCCAGCGTGCGATATGCTATTACCTAATCCTAGCATTAGTACCCTACGTAAGCGATTACTCTACCTTCAGATAATTTAAAGCCTGTCCATCTACCGTATATAGTAACGCCTTTTGGAAATACTTCAGAGTCAACAACATCACCGCCATCCGCATCAATATCATTACTTGTCCCATCAGAGCTAGGGAATAGTTCACTAGATTGTGGAACTAATCCAGCTACAGCACTATCAAATTTAGTGTCTTCTAAAAATGTTATAGCAACAAACACTCCGTCAGCAACTCCACAAGTGATAGTTTCTGTTCCAGCAGCGTGTATTGATCCCATTTGTCCAAATCCGTAGTTTACGGAGTTATCTTTGTAAGCCATTTTATTTATTTATTAGTTTGTTCGTTTTTCTTTGAGCTTCCACCGAAGAAGAAGTCTATTATTGTGTTTACCTTAGCACTCATTGCGCCAAAGATACTTGATATAAAGCTTATTTCAAATTCACCAAGATCTATACTCTTAGTTACAAAATAATTGAACATTATAAATGTTATGCCAAAATAAGCTATAGTAAATAGCGTTGCTAAAACCTTTTGAATAATAGCGTCGTCTTTATAAAGATCACGTGCATCTTTACGATCTTCAACTTCTTTAGCAAAAGCTTCACGCTCTGCGTCTAATAAAAGCTTTTTTAAAGCAATCTTTGCTTCGTCACGCTCTTTGTCTGTGGTAATAACCTTGTCTAGTATGCCTTCAGCATTATCTACAACTTTACCTAATATTCCTCCTAATAAGTTGTTTATCATATTAAATTTTATTTGCTTCCCAAGGTAGACTTGGATCACCTTCTTGTAATTTTTCTCCAGTGTGGGGATTTAATATATAGCCATTACCTCTTGGCCACACTTCGCCGTTGTAATAAACAGCGTTATCATCGTAGCCCTCTGTACCAAGCTGCATTGCAGTTCTATGTTGAGATTCATGGACAGCTACGTATTCTACCATGTCATCAGGCACGTCTTTATCAATATATATGGAACCGTCAGCATTAGCTTCACCCATAATCCCTTCACCCAGCTTCTTTCTAAATATATTAGTATTACTAGAGTTTTTTATGTTTCTTTTTTCTTTACCTAATCTAAAAGCCATTAGTAGTCTTTGTATTTTCTAATTTCTTTTTTAGCCTCTTTATATTCCTGTCTAGTTGTTTCGCCTCGCTTAAACTTAGCTTTTTGCTCTAGCTTTGCAGCTTTTTTTTCTCTTCTAAGCTCTTTGTTGCCAAACAACTGCATAGGGCTTTTCCTCATTTTAAACGCCATAGTTATCTATCTTTATCTTTAATCATATCGTCAATGCTTTTATTAAAAACCTTATCTGTATATGACTTGTTGTTGTAAAAAACACTTCTTTCTGACGTAGGTAAATCTTCTTCACCTAACAATATTCTGTATATCCTACTTATTAATTGGCTGCATTTAAACGACGTTTTAAATATAGAATACTTAATAGTCGTTCTGTTTCTGTGTCTCCACACTTCAATCCAACCTAATTTTCTAAGTTTATCCCAGCGGCCTTTATCCCAACTCATGGTATAAGTACCATCAATAAACTCTTGCCTTGTAAACCGACCCTTGCAGTCTAAGTAGATTAATAACTCAAGCTCGGCGTCTGTTAACCCGTAAGTTTTACAAGCCCACTTTCTAGTGAGCCTGTAATACTTAAGGATTTGTAATTCACGTAAATCGTGACTAGTTAGCCGCATTAAGCTATAGCTAACACCATTTTTGTTACGCCAGCTTTTTCTAAGCCTCTACCTATAACTCCATTTTGCTTATCCCAGACAGTGATAACATCACCACCTTTAGTTCTATTAGCATTACAAAGTTGATAGAAGTAGTCAGCTATAATTTTAAATTCAGCACCATCGTTATCGGGGTGAGTTAAAACTACAGTGTCATCACTAGTGTTTCCGTTGCTAGCAGCAAAAGTTACCTCTGTCGCAGTGTCTGAGTTGCTATGAATTGATATTAATTTATCAGCTCTAAACGCAGCTTCAGTACCTTCCGTAGGTATTAGCTCTATAGTAACAATATCGCCAGCAGCTAAATCAAAACCATTAGAAGAAGCGGCAGCTATAGTTATAACGTTTGTGGCGAAAGATTTACCGTTGTTTGGAATAACGTGGTCTGTTCCTGCAGATACGTCCGTTACAGTTACTTTAACCTCTGTGTCAGCAGCTACATCTAAATCCCAGTTATCATCGCCGTTAATAGTGAATTCTTGGTTGCCTGAAGCGTAAGTAAACACTTCGCGACCATTTTCTCTAAAGTATAAAAAATTTGTTTTCATAGTTATATGTTATTAGTCAGCAGATGTAATAGCACAAGCAGTCACTCCTGAAATGTTAAAAATTGATTTCTCTTTATCTGATACAACCTGAAACGGACTGTTGTTTTTTTCTGCGTTAATCATAGACACTAAGGCGCCTATAACAGATTTGTGATCTCCATCAGCATGAGTTAAAGTCACAACATCTTCAGTAGAACCTGTGCCGTCTCTTGGCACAAAGTTGATTGTTGTTGTAGTAGCTGAAGCAGCAAATATAGCTGTCACAGATGAAGTTGGGTACATAGCAAGCTCTGCGTTTGCGTCTGGAGCTCCTGAGTCTGGATTTGTAAAATATAAGTATCTTTCCATGATTATGCTATTTCTTCGACTGCAGTAAACGGGTACAAAAACTCAGAGTTTTCCGCGTCTGCAATAATTGTTAAACCTTTCTTTTGACCAGCTAGAGCTCCAGCTAAAGCTTCGCATGCTTCTTTAGCTTTACCACTAGCAATAGTTAATTTTACGATAACAGCATCAGCTGTACCGTCTTCTTCTAAAAACGAAATCTGCATAGAGTCTGCGTCAGCCATATCACATCCTAAGAAGTTTTTAGCTGGGTAAACACCACGCTCATCTGCGTCTTTTGAAAAATACAATAGTGTATTTGCCATAATTTTTGTTTTTGATTAATTAATAATTTGTTTAAAGATCTTGTGTTTATAGTTTACGGATTATGGTTTGTGTTTAATCTACTAGTACAATATCACTTACTTTAATGACAAAGTAAAGTTTATCTTTATACTGTATTCCATGCCCCGCGTGTTTATCGTAGTGTACGATATCACCGTCCTTAATACCTTCAACTAAATTACCTACAGATATAACGTTTGCTTTTATATATCTATTGTCTTCATCTAGTTTTTCTGTTAGTATTAGTCCAGCAACTTTCTTTTGCTCTACTTTTAATTTTTCTACAACTACATAGTGATTAGCGGCTTTCATCTGCTCTAACGTTTGAAATTACACAATCTGCAGATACTATAGTCATAACTACACTCACTGCATTTTTGAGCGCAGACTTTGTCACAAGAACAGGATCTATGATACCGGCTTCTACCATGTTAACCTCTTTACCAGTTACTACGTTTACACCTATACCTTCTTCTTCTGGGTGTTCTATAACTTGAAAACCTGCGTTGTGCATGATAGTTTTAAACGGTGCTTGAATAGT